TTTCGAGGCGCTCACGATCCAGTCGATCGCGGGAAACGTCATCACCGTTTCGTCGCCGACGCAGTTCGCTTGGACCGCTGGACCAGGGACACTCGTCCTGCCCGTCTTCCTCGCGCGGCTCTCGGATCAGGTGAAAGTCAATCGGCTTTTCTCAAGTGCGGACTCGATGGATCTGGAGTTTATCGGCGAAGCACAACAACCCGCGCCCGCGCCGTCGATCTCTCTCGCGGAGTACCTGGGATTCGACGTCCTCGAAGTGATGCCGAACTGGTCGCGTGATCTCAGTCGCACTTATAAGCGATCGCTCGTCACTCTCGACCCGAAGATAGGCCCGATCCAGGTCGACGACAAAGGCGGATCCGCAGTCGTCGAGCAATCGTTCCCCTGGTTCCTACAAAACCATCCGAGTGTGACGACTCTCCGCGCGTTCATTCTGAAACGATTCGGACAGCTCGTCCCGTTCTGGACTCCGACTTGGGATCAGGATCTCGTCCTGTCGGCGGATCTCGGAGCCACCGATCCAGCGATGAGCATTCAGAGCGTCTATTACACCCGCTTTTTCTTTCCGATCAAATCGAGGCGATACATCGCATTCATCCCGCAGAACGGCGGAGCGCCCGTCTATCGGAAGATCACGGGCTCGGTCGATAACGGAAACGGGACGGAGACACTCACGCTCGACTCGCCGACGGGAGTCCCCTTCGCGAAAAGTTCGACGATGATCTCTTTTCTCACGCTCTCCCGGCTCGCGTCGGACGATGCGGAGATCGACTGGATGACGAACGACGTCGCCGAGGCGGAGCTCACTTTCCAGGAAGTACCGCGAGAGGTGCCATGAGTTTCGACGCACAAGAGAAGCAACAATCCGGCGCGCAACCTTACGAGCTGTTTCTCTTCTCGACGGCGGGACAGAACTTCTATCTCACGTCGGCGGATCAAACGATCAACTATCTAGGCACGCCGTACGTTCCGACGACGATCTCGCGCTCCGAGCTGGAGCACACGAACGAGGTCATCTCCGGCCAGATCAAGATCACGCTTCCGAAGTCGTATCCGCTCGCGGCTCTCTTTATCCCGTATCTCCCGCCGAGCCCGATGTCGATAACGATCTTCGGCTCGCATTACGGCGACTCGGAGACGGTCGTCCTCTTCTCGGGGAAGATCGCGAGCGCGCGCTTTACGGACCAGTGCGAGCTCCTGGCGAACTCGGACAACTACATCTTGCAGCGCCAAATCCCAATCCAGATTTACCAGAGCGCGTGCTCTCACGTTTTCGGAGATGCGGGCTGCAAGTTTCCGCTCGGGACGGTGACGTACACGGGCACGATCGCATCGGCGAACGCGACGGGCGACGTCGTCACGGTCGCGGCGTTCGCGGGAGTCGCTCATAACTTGAAGGGCGGTTACTTTCGGCGAGGGAACGACGTCCGGATGATCGTCGAGCATGTGGGGAATCAGATCACGCTCATGAGCGGGATCTCCGGTCTGAGTGTCGGCGACGCGTGCTCGGGAGTCGCCGGATGCCAGCACAGTTACGCGGCCTGCCAAGGGTACAGCAACGTCGCAAACTTCCTCGGGTTCGATCTGATTCCGCAGACGAACCCGTTCGATTCATCGACAGGAGTGTCATGACAGCACGCGCGAAGCGAGAAAGTCGAGGGCAGTAATCTTCTTCTGGTTTCTGCTGCTCATATTCTTAGCAACGACCATCGTCGGCCAGCTCCTCGCGCCGAAGCCGAAGTTCAATTCCCCGCAACCTAGCGGGCTCGGAGACTTCCGTTTCCCGACGGCGCAGGAAGGGCGCGCGATCCCGGTCATTTACGGGACGGTCAAGATCCAGGGCGGAAACACGGTTTGGTGGGGCGATCTGAATATCGTTCCGATCAAAAAGCGCGTTAAGACTGGACTCTTCTCGCACAAAAACATCACCACTGGATACAAGTACTACCTCGGGGCGCAGTACGCACTCTGCCAAGGTTCGATCGACAAACTGATCGGGCTCGAAGCGCAGAAGAAAGCGATTCCCTACTCGTCGACGTCGGTCCTCGTCGGAGGAAACGAGAACTGCCTCTCGCTCACACTCACGGGAGACAATCTCTTCGGCGGGACGGATTCGGAAGGCGGGATCTCCGGGAACATCAATCTCTATCGCGGGATCCCGACTCAGCAGTCGGACGCTTACTTGACCGCAAAGACGGGACGAACTTCGCCGACCTACCCCTCACTCTGTTACGCGGTAATGAAGGGCCTTTACCTCGGCACTTCGTCGTATGTGAAGCCGATCGCGTTCATCGTCCAGCGATGCCCCGATCCGTTCGGCCAGGGCGCGAGCGTCGCGCAGATCAATAACGCGTCGGACGGAGCGGACTCGAATCCTGTTCTCGCGGTCTATGACGCGATGACAAATCCCGCTTACGGGCTCGGGATCCCCGCCGCGAAGTTCGATGTCAACGTTTGGAAAGCAGCGGCCCAGACGTGTGCGACGGAAGGGCTCGGAATCTCGATGCAGTTCGACTCGCAGTCGACGGCGGATAACTTGATCGGCGAGATCCTCCGGCACTGCGACGGCGTGATCTACACGGATCCGTCGACGGGGCTCTGGGAGATCGTCCTGGCCCGCGGCGGATACGATCCGACGACGCTCCCCGTTCTGACTGTCGATAACGTGATCGACACGCCGGACTACTCGCGCGGATCCTGGAGCGAGACGAGCAATCAGATTCAGATCCGCTACCTCGATCGCGCGTCGAACTTCAGCACGCGGACGGCTCAAGCTCAGGACACGGCGAACATTGCCGTCACGGGCGAAGTCCGCAATCAGGCGATCGACTTTAACGGCCTCGCCAGGGCGTCGACTGCGGCGCTCGTCGCGACGCGTGTTCTAAAGACGATGTCTTATCCGCTCTCGAAGCTCACAGTCACCACGAACCGGACGGCCTGGAGCTGGAGACCGGGAGGACTCTTCAAGTTCACATGGTTGCCGCTCGGGATCAATAACCAAGTCTTCCGAATCACGCGGATCTCTTACGGCGAGATCCTTAACGGGAAGATCACGATCGACGCGGTCGAGGACATCTTCGGGATCTCCTCCGTCGCTTACGATCCGCCGCCGTCTTCGGGATGGATCAGCCCGATCGGAGCTCCTCAAGCTGCTGCAGCGCAGATGCTCGTCGAAGTCCCGTACCACATCGTCTATTGGGCGGAATCGCTCACGATGGGGATCTACGCGATGGCCTTTTGCGCGCGCGGCGATTCGACGTCGAAGAGTTTCGAGATCTGGCTCAATGAGGGGAGCGGAGACTTCCTCTCGCACCAGATCTATGCGTTTACTCCCGTCGGCCAGCTCAAGGACACGTACAGCGCGGGAACCCTGGCGAACGACGCGACGGGCTTCGTCCTGGATCTTCCCGGCCAAATCGACTTGCTCAACCTCGCGAGCGTCTCGTCGGCGGATCAAGGGCAGGGCGTAAACCTTCTCATGATCGACCTGGAGATTATGTCCTGGAAGACGGTCACCGCGAACTCGGACGGCACTTATACGATCGCGGGGATCATGCGCGGCGTGATGGATACCGTCCCGCAGACTCACGCGGCGGGCGCGCATGCCTGGTTTTTCTCCGAGGGAGTCGGCGAAACGAAGACGAATCCTTACGCGTCGGACCTCACTGTGAGCGCGAAGCTCCTCCCGATAAACGATGTCGGCGAGTATCCACTGACCAGCGCGAGCTCGACTAGCGTCACGACCGCATCGCGCTATGCGAAGCCCTACCCTCCCGGATGTCTCCAGGAGCAAGGCCAGTCATACGGGACGAGATTCTCCTCCGTCGTGGGCGACTTTACCGTTTCCTGGAAGTCGCGGAATCGTCTCACACAGGCGGCAGCGGGGACGATGACACTCCAGGACGCAGCCGATATAGCGGGCGAAGCGGGGCAGACGTTTACCGTTCGGATCTTCCTCAACAGTTCGCTGATCCGGACGGTGACGGGAATCACCACGCCCGAGAATTACACATACACCGCCGCGCAGCGCGTCGCGGACGATCCCGACGGCTCGAAGACGGTCACGATCAAGATTTCCTCCGTCATCGGAGGACTTGAGAGCTTTCTCCCGAACTCGACCGAGGCCTTCACGATGACGGGCTTCGGAATGGACTTCGGGAACTTTTTCGGAGGGAAACACGCATGAGTGTTTCAAACGGACCTCGCCGTGGGCTGATGATAAACGCACTCACAGGCGACAACTTCGACGCGGATTTCCGAAAGCTCCTCCGCGCGATCGATGCTCTTCTCGATGCCGCGGTAATCAATCTCACGACCTCAGCTCCTCCCGGATCGCCGACGAATGGCGACGCGTACATCGTCAAGACCTCCGGGACCGGAGCTTGGTCGGGGCACGACAACGCGCTCGCGATCTGGACGACCAACAATCCGTCGGCTCCGTCCGGCGAGTGGGAGTTCTATCCCGCCGCGAAAGGAATGATCGTCGTTAACGCGGCGGATTCGTTGCTGTACGCGTGGGACGGCTC